GTTAACCCACAATGGCTGACCTATCCCCTACCGCCCAAGACCTGGTAAATGCACTATGCCAACGTCGATACCCTGCGTCTGCAGGCCCGTGCGTGAAGCCGTGTGAAGAATGCCGTGGGCATGTTGCGTTTATTATCCGAGTATTAACAGAACAGGAACTCCTATGGGAGCATTCCAGACCGAATGATTTTTATGATGACGCTACCGGCGAATTTAATCTGACAGAAATAGCACAAAGTCTCCAGCGTCATACCACGAGAAGTAAACTCATGGACATCGCAACAGAACTTGATCCCGATTTCTAACTACACCCTTCTCACCCCAAACCCACAATGACAGAACTTACAAAAGCAGACACTTTTCAACAGCGAATGTTTGAACGCATCCGTGAATCAATGGGAGAACTTCTCTCAGAAGACGACTTGAAAGAACTCCTAGAAAGAACCATTGAAAAGTCATTTTTCGAAGAACGAATTGTTCCCTCTTCGAGTTACTACGGTAGAGATAAAAAGAAACCATCCCTATTCCAAGAACTTGTAACCGAACAAGTACAGCCCATGATGGAAAAAGCGATCACCACTTGGCTTCAGGATAATTCCGAGCAGGTAACCACTACAATCGATGCTGTACTGAAGGATGGCCTACTAGGGGCGCTATCAAAAGCCATCGAGTACAAAATGCAAACCCCCATCTTGAACCTCCGGACGGAAATTTCAAACAAACTTCTTTCTTGACCTTGACCTTGACTTCGGCCTTGACCCTGACCCTGACCCTGACCCTGACCCTGACCCTATAATTACACTGCACAACATAAAAGCCAGTCAAGCCATTGACTTTGGCTGGATCTTCCCCTATAATACTTTCGGTAACTGCAACCGGAATAATTCCGATTCTAATTAGCTAATCCCACCATAAACACCCCACAAGCATGGACACCCTACACATTTACGGCCAAGACGCTTGGCATGATTCTGCTTATATCGTCGGTGACCGCCAGTCTCTGGCTGCATTACTCGACTGTTTGGCCGAAGCATTATATTCCGGAGAAGCAACAAAATTCAACTCATTTACAAACGACGGCGAAGGTTACACTATTGAGGTGATCCCCCTAGGTGAACCACAGATGGAAACGATGCGGTTGCCCTACCATGGGGACATTGCTATTGATACCAACCCCAAGAGGACCTGGCCCCACGTTTTAGTTGCGGCTAAGGGGATATTGGGTGAAAGAATTACAAAAAGAGAACAGCTAGTGCCGGAACAGCCAGTACCGGAACAACCAGTACCAGAAAAGCCCAAATTCTTGGAAGTTTCCGCCAAAGTCAGATATTGGGAAGATGCTCATGTTAACGGCGACAGGGACATTGATGGTATTTTGATACCTTTCCGTAATGGAGACTTATGGGTCCCTACGATCCGACTCAGCGATGGTAAAGTCATGGGTTGGCCTGAAGGGGTGACTGCACGGGTGTATTACAAAGTTTGTGACGAAGGGGAGTATTGGTTGCGTAGTGCATCCCGCAGATTATTCAAGTATAGGGACTATTACGTTCCCGACCCTTATCTTTGCCATGGGGATGAGGGGTTTGGGGATTACATCATTCTGAACATTGGCCCCGATGGCATAATCAAAGATTGGCGCGAGCCCCGGTTTTATCCTGAGAGTTGGGATCTGGTGGTTCCTGATTAGTACCTGTAAATTGCCATACCCTCCTACACCATGCTATACCATTGGCAACTCCTCAGCCAACAATGCCATCCCTCTATCCCAAAATGTCCCAACTACCTGAAGACCACAAGGTGGAACTTGAGCTATTCAAAAAGCAAGTTGCTAACCACCAACTAACCATAATCAAAGACGAAGGTACCCACCGTCACCTACGCTTTAAGTGCCCTGACACTAACAACCAGTATTTCGACATCATCACATGGCCAGGTTCCCTGTGCTATAATGGTGATATGGGCACGTATGTGTTTAGTCGCTTGACAGATATGTTTGAGTTCTTTCGTGGGGGCCACGATAGATACCAAATCAGCTACAGCTACTGGGCAGAAAAGCTCCAAGCCATTGATAAGCGAAGTGGCATATCCAAATTTAGTCCCAGAATCTTCAAAGAAAACATCAAGGATCGTTTCGATAGTTGGGCCGAAAGCTTGAGAGATGGTGACTATAGTAGCTCCGAAAAGGAGAAACTAATTGCCAATGTCTGGCAGCAAGTCGAAGATGAAATTCTATATTATGCAGACGACAATGAATATGTCGCTCAGCAGGCTGCCTATGAATTTACTCATAGTGCCCACCCTAACTTGTTCCAGGACTTTTATGAATACGACTGCACGGAATACACCTATCATTTCCTATGGTGTTGTTGGGCTCTGAGGTGGGGCATTGCTTTGTATGACGACGCCAAGGGGTTAACCAATGGTTAAGAACTGCAAGGTAACAGCAAAACTTGTTTTAAACACCCCCTACAAAGCCCGTATAGTCGTGTATGACAACGAAACTGGGCGCCAGGTAGCCGTAATCACTGCGGATGCTGCTGAACCCGAGGACATCACACCGTTCATGACCGAATGGTTTTTCAAGGTTTCAGTACCGATTGAGGGTATGAATGGGTGGACCATCGAATGCAACAACTGGATGGCAATAGAAGCAATTGTAACTAGGGAATGTTCTGTCCTTGGGAAGTTACAAAATCGCTTAGTTACCCTACCAATCGCATACCTTAGGGGGAACCTCCTTTAAATTTAAACTACAGCAGTACCATGACACACGAAAGCACCCAACTCCAATCAGATGGCTACCATACTTTTGCCGAACTCTACGAGCACCGGCACGCTTTGTTTTTGGCACTGATGCGTTCCAACCCCCAAAGAAGTTGGATCAGCCTGAGACACCATGACGGGGAGATCCCCTTTGGTGACCCAAACTGGTTTATTGCAGGGATGGACTTGGGGAGTAGAGGAGTCCCAATACAAATAACCTATCACTTGCCCATAGATTTATGGCCCCATGCTGTGAATACTGGTGCCGTCATCCTCGAAAACGCCAAAGAGTGCTGGCTGGCTGGGTAGCCATCTAATGACAGCCCCCTAAAAATTTCGGGAGGGGGCGTAAGCCCCCGACCAGGGACGGGCGCCGCAGGCGATACCCGGCCCACACCACCCTCTACAACCAACCCACAAATGACCTTTCTTTTACCAGTCATAGCCATTCTCCTAATCACTACGGCATTAACCGCAAGCATGAGCTTAACTCAAAAAGCCCCCAAAGTCAAACGCAAAGAGGATACTGCCGAGAAACCTGAACCCTCAGCCCTGTATCAAGGTTTCAAAGGTCCTATAGATCCAATACTCCTTAGTCGCATTCGTACCTCGTTCGGCGAAGAAGCCGCTGTCAATTTCATATCTAAACACCAAGCAGGTGGCCCGAGATCCGAGATAGGAAATAAATCACAAACAAGAAGAAGGGCTACAACTGAACGTTACTCAAGAGACGTAGACGATGATACTTTCATTAGTTATAGTAGCCACAGCAGTTATAACTCCGGGTGCCATGACTATGGAAGCAGCCATGACTACGGGGGTCATGATTGCGGTGGTCACGACTTTGGCGGCTTTGATTGTGGAAGTGATTAATGCCGTGATTGATGAAACCCAAGGTCGGTTAACCGAACGGAAGCCTTCGGCTTCTCCCCTTGTTTCTGCGTTGCAGAACCGTTACCATTAGTACATGAAAATGAAACCCATGAACACCAAATCACTCAAGACAATAATTCTGACGCTCACGGTTGCGATGCTATTGACGGCGTCCCCCGCTTTTGCTGCATCTGCTGGTCGCATCGGCGGTAGTAGCTTTCGCAGCCGCTCAAGCTCCCCGAGCTATAGTAGGCCGAGCTATAGTCGTCCTAGCACCCCGAGCTACAGCCGTCGTAGCCCTTCCCCTAGCTATAGTCGCCCCAGCTCCCCAAGTATCAGCCGTCCCAGCCATAGTTACTCTGCACCGAGAACATACACTCCTTCACCTGTCCCCAGACCCTCTTACAACCCCCCAAGTCATTCGAGCACTAACATCATCGTCATGCCTGACTTGACTCCAAATGTTGCACCGGCTATCCCATACTCCTTGCCTTCGCGGGTGACCACAGTCAGTCAACAACCTGCCAATCCGGTGGTTCTTTTGACTCTGCTTGCTTCAATGGGTGTGGTAATTATTGCAGGCATTCTTTTGTGCGGAGGGTGGGAAGACTTTGTAGGCCCGTGGTTAAGCACCCAAAAGGAAAAGTATAAGAAACTCACAGTAGTGCGTCAACGAGTGGCCCTACTTGCGTCAGCCAAAGACATTCAATCTGACCTAATTCGGATGGCCGAACAAGGAGATACCGACAGTTCATACGGCCTTGCCAAGATCCTACAAGAAACAACCCTTGCTCTTCTCCGGCACCCTGATAAGGTCATCTACGCTTGGAGTGATAAGAACAGGGAGTCCATTGACAATGCGGAAGATCTCTTTAACCAGTTCTCCATGGAAGAGCGTTCCCGAGCGTCGGAAGAAACTTTGACGAACGTTGACGGTCGTCTCTCAAAGAGTAAGGAAAAGGCTCACGAAAAAACCCAAGACAACGAATACATCCTTGTGAATGTCCTGGTAGTTACGAACGGGGATCTTAACCTAAGGCCATCTGACTCACATGAGGGCCTAAAGTCAAATCTGGTAGCCCTAGGATCTATCACACCTGATGACCTAGTCGCCCTTGAGATTATCTGGCAACCGGAAGATGAGTATGATGTTCTTTCGAAGGAGGAGCTTTTGAGTTTGTATCCCGATTTGAACGTCTTGGGGTAACCTATTATAAATACAAGCTTCTGGAGACAACCTTGAGAATTACCTCAATCCAAACCAAACCCAACCTAAAATGAACAAATTTGACGAAATGCTTGACAAACTCCAATCGCTAAACCTAAACCAAGCGGGTTGTTGGGAAGATGACTTACCATATGATCTCTATGAAGAGTACTTCAGTGATGGGTTCACCATTTTGGAGGATAACCTGGACTACGATAGGCACAGATGGTATGCCCTTTCAACTTCTGTTATTCAGGTGCAGGGTGGTCTACTTGGCATCCGGGGAGTTTGTGATGTTTTCAGTGAAGAAATGTCTTGGTCAGATTGTGGTAACTCTTATGTCTTCTTCAAGATGAAAGAAAAAACTGTCGTATCTTATGAGTCCGTTTGATTTGGGGGCAACCCTACCCACCTACAAAAACTATGATAGTACCACAAATCCCCATTCTTAGCCCTATTCTTTGCCGCTTACTCACAGTCGGCACAGCAACCTATACTACCCAAGGCTCAGGGATAGCCAGGTCCCTATTCGCGGGTATCTACATTGTTCTCTGTGAAGTAGACAGCCCCGCACAAGCTGAGTCTATCGTGAAGCAATTTAACAAAATCGCCAAAAAACAAAATGCAAATTAGATTCATTGGAGATGTCCACGCGAAATGGAGTAAATTTCAGGACATCATTAAAGGGTGCAACCGTTCCTTGCAAGTTGGGGATTTTGGAGTCGGATTCATCAACCCTCGTACCAACAAACCCTATAGCAACCCGCCCTACGACCACATGGCCAAGGGGGAGCACTTCTTCATTCGTGGAAACCACGATAGTCCCGGAGCTTGCAAGAGACACCCCTTCTGGATCAAAGACGGTGGGTCTGCCTTTGGCCGCGACGATATATTTTGTGTTGGCGGGGCTTTTTCCATTGACAGAGATCGGCGGACCGAAAACTACGACTGGTGGCACGATGAGGAATTGTCCTATGGTGAATTGTCCAATATAATGGATGCTTATGAGTTGATAAAACCAAAAATCGTCGTCACCCATGAGTGCCCGGATTCGGTCATAACCCGTATTTGCCATGAAAAAGGAATACATAAGTATGATATCCCGTCTGTAACCCGAAGGTGTTTCGACAATATGCTTGAAATTCATAAGCCGGACCTATGGGTGCATGGCCATTGGCATCTGTCTTCGCGTAAAATTTACAACGGCGTCGAGATTATTAGCCTAGGTGAATTAGAATACGTTGACATCGATGTTTGATGCTGAGGGGTTGGTCTAAATAGCCCATACTAGCCCATACTAGCCCCCACTATTCTACACTAATAACCCTAATGCCATATCCCACCATTCTACACTGCAAGCAATGCCCCCATTGTTGCACAAATCTCATAGCAAGCGAAATGCTTTTGCCTCACACATGCGAGCCAGGGGCTTTTCATTCGCGGTTGATAGGAGTTTTAGAAAATGGTAAGATTACCGGGTGGCAATGTCCTGATTGCCTGAGGGAAGTAGGCGCATGCCGACAATAACCCCCCCTAGCCACATCCATACCTACAGCCATTGACTTTGGGGCGCCAAACGATACAATATCCATGATTGACACCATCTTCACAAACCACATTCGCCATGCAAACTACCGTAATTAATCTATTTGGTGGCCCAGGTACGGGTAAATCCACTGCTGCGCCCGACATTTACAGCGAACTCAAGAAACAAGGCGAAAGCGCAGAACTTGTTCGCGAATATGTCAAACACTGGGCTTACACAAAGAGGAAAATCGGGAAGTACGACCAATTGTACCTACTAGGTAAACAATCCCATTATGAGTCTTTCCTGTATGGCACCGTGAGGTACATTGTCACTGACTCCCCGGTATTGCTTGCCGGGTTTTATGCCACCTATTATCACGGTGTGATATCCAGTTACGTCGATGAGGCGGCCAAGGGGTTTGTAAACCACTCTACTAATGACGGTGTGGTGCATTTGAATTTTCTTCTTAGTAGGGATTTCCCGTATGACCCCCAAGGCAGATATGAATCTGAAGAAGACGCTTTACGTTTGGATGGGCACCTTGAGGAGTATCTTAATTCGTTTTCAACTGAGTACGGCAAAAGTTTTACTCCTGTTCGGGTAAAAGCATCGGAAGCCAAGGAAACGATCCTTGACTATCTGGATTTTTTACCTTGACTAATGCTAAAATGATGCCGACTCAGGAGCAATTTGTAAGGTGGTGCGAAGACTATTACTTTGACAACCGGCTGGAACCTGGTAATCCTTGCCACGGGGATTGGGAGTCTTGTCATTACCCTGTCCCAAAATGCCTAGGGGGAAGTAATACCGTTCTTCTGCTCAAAGAGCACCACGCTATTCAAGGTGTTTTGCAGTCAGAGGAGTGTAACCACCCTTGTATTTGGGGCTGGGAGAAATCTTACCTTGAGGCGGAGATTTTATCTCTTTGGCGAAAGTGGATGGGGGTTAAAGCCATTCCCGGAATAATTAGATGGAAAGGTCTCCCCAGAGAAGAAACCCGGGAGCATAAACAAGCAGGGGGTCGAGCGGCGATGGCCAAGTTATCCCCTGAAGAAAAAGCAGAGTTTTCTAGAAAGGGGGCACTTAGTCAAACCCGGGAGCAGAAACAAGCAGGGGGTCGAGCGGCGATGGCCAAGTTATCCCCTGAAGAAAAAGAAAGTAGGTATTTGGCGATGAAAAAGGCCATGACTCCAGAAAAGAGGAAACAAGCATATGAAAAAGCTAATCAAACTAAACTAAGCAAAGACCCTGAGTTTTTTAGCAATCATGCTAGGCGATCAGCGCGTGTGACATTGGCCAAGAATCCCCTGCATTTTTCCGATATGGCTAAAAAAACTAATTCTAGGCGCGTACGCTGCTTAGTAACGGGAAAAATATCAACACCTGGCGGCCTCACTCGATATCAAACTGCTAGGGGCATTGATCCCTCGCTAAGGGAAGAAATTACTAATGACTAAAACTAGGCCAAAAATCACAGAAGTCAATCTCGTCGATCAGCTCAAGGAAGACTATTTGAGCTATAGTATGGCCGTGCTTATCGGGAGATCGATACCGGACATTTGCGATGGGCTAAAGCCAGTTCAAAGACGCATCCTTCAGACAATGATTGAAGAGGGATTGCTTCCGAATAAACCGTATGTAAAGTGTGCCCGAACTACGGGCCTAACTAGTGCCTATTACCATCCCCATGGCTCTGCATACGGGGCCCTCATTAACATGGCTACTCCTTGGAACAATAATGTCCCTTGGATTGATTGTCATGGAAATATTGGAAGCACAGTTGACTCCCCCTCAGCAGAAAGGTACCTAGAAAATAGACTACGAATTTCCGCAGTGGAACTTCTTTTACAAGACCGGGAAGTGTGGGAAACTAAATCAAACTATGATGGCAGTAAGCGGGAGGCCATCAGGTTTAATACTTCTTTGCCAACCGTTTTGCTAAACGGTGACTCAGGAATTGCCGTGGGTTTTGCTACCCGTTTGGCTCCCCACAGTCTACGCTCCATCGTAGAAGCCATTAAGTTAATTTGCAAGGATGCCCCTACCGAAAAGGCCCACCTTGATAATATAAAAAAAGCCAGCCTATCTCTAATTCCCGATTTCCCAACTGGCACCCAAATCGTCCAAGACGAGCAACTAGATGCTTATACCCGTACTGGAATCGGGGGAATACGCTGCGTGGCTTGTGTTGAGACTGGTATTCAGAAAAGGGGCGGAAAAGCCAGGGATCGATCCACCTTGACTTTCACTTGTTTGCCACCTGGCACCAATCCAGAGAAACTTGGTGAGCAGATCAAGAGTGAGTTAGAAAAAGGACGTATTGAAGGGATCGCCGAAATCACAGATGAAAGTGATATTAGTGGGGATAGGCTGGTGGTGGTCCTCAAACCTGGTGCTGATATTAATTTGGTAAAGCAGTTGCTATACACATATACAGACCTTGATTGCAAATACTCAGCTAAAACCTTGGTTATCGATGGGTTTAAGCCCGTTGAGTTATCACCGGTACAAATCATCCAACGATGGGTCCAATGGAGATTGGATCGGCTTGATGTTAAATTTGAACATGAACTGGAGGCAAAAAACAAAAGATTACACATCGTTGATGGTCTCCTAAAGGCTATTGACCGTATGGACCTAGTCATTAAGCGCATTCGTGCCGCAAATGGCAAATCTGAAGCCAAGCAGTCCCTAATGTCAGCACCGCTTAAATTCACCGAGCAACAAGCTGATGCCATTTTAGAAATGAGGTTGCGGCAATTAACGTGCCTAGACTTTGATTTGATGTCTTGTGAGAAAAATGAGCTATTGGCTGACATCAATAGGCTAGAGTCCCTGGTGGGGGACAAAGCCAATAATGTCAGTGCCCGAAAGTCATACATGTTGGAGGAACTTGCTAGGATCAACAAGCAATATGGGGTCCCCCGCAGGAGCCCTTTGATTGATGTTCCTGTTGCCGTAGGGGTCCGGTCCAAAGTAGACAACGCAGGGTCTCTCCCTCCGGCCACTACCCCCTCAGACACCACCCCAATAGCAAAACCACGTTTCTTAAAAATCGACATGAAGAAAGGTGTGATTGAACAGTCTAAAGGGCCCAAGGGTTGCCTGGCCATGGGGTCTACCGACAAGCTAATCCTAGTGTGCGAGGACGGAATGCTAAAGAAGGTGCCTGCTTCGTTTAAGGGTGTAATTTCCACAGGGTATTCACCTGTGGTGCTTGCAAAACCGGAAGCATACGTCTCGGGACGCAAATACCTGGCTGTATTTATGGTTGATGGTCAACTAAGGGCTATGGCCATGGATGGTGAAACCCTGTGTAGAACCACAAGCACGGGCAAGCAATGGTTGCCGGAAGGGGCCGTCTTTATGTATTTTGGGGAGAAACCATTTACCGTCGAGTGGGTATCAACAAAGAAAAAACCAACAAAAATTGACCTTTCTGTAAAGCTGGGGAAACCCGGTGCGAAAGGGGCTAAAATTGCAAACCTAAATGAGATTAAACTACCATGATTAAGCCTTACGTTTCCGAAGACCGCTATCAACTGTACCATGGCAATTGCCTTGATGTATTAAAGGAAATGCCCGACAATAGTATCGATGCTATTTGTACTGATCCGCCCTATGGCCTGGCGTTTATGGGTAAAAAATGGGACTATGATGTGCCAAGTGTTGATATTTGGAAAGAGTGCCTGCGGGTGCTGAAGCCTGGTGGCCATTTACTGTCATTTGCTGGCACGCGCACGCAGCACCGGATGGCGGTGCGGATTGAGGATGCGGGGTTTGAGATTCGTGATATGATTGCGTGGGTCTACGGAAGTGGATTCAACAAGGTGGGCTACATCAAGGACAGCAACGGTGAGACTGTGCGTGATGGCTGGGGAGGCTCCTTAAAGCCCGCCCTAGAGCCGATCACCATGGCCCGCAAGCCCATCTCAGAGGGCACCGTGGCCGCAAACGTGCTGGAGCACGGCACCGGGGCTATCAACATTGATGGGTGCAGGGTGGGGACGAATGACGGACTTGGGCGCCCTTATGGCGGCGAGAACAAGGTTTATGGCAGCTATGGCATGGAACGCGGAACCAGGACCGGCGATGGGCTCACCGGTAGATGGCCCGCTAACCTGATCACGGATGGCAGCGACGAGGTGGTGGGGTTGTTTCCACAGACGGGTCCGGCTAAAGCTGCTCATCGTGGCACGGGCAAGGGCAAATCAAACGCCTATGGCGTGTACGGTGGTGAATCCACAGTGCGTGGCCACGACGACAACGGGGGCAGCGCCGCCCGGTTCTTCTACTGCGCCAAAGCTAATAAAAAAGACAGAAACGAAGGTCTCAATGGTGAAACCAACAATCACCCCACAGTCAAACCAACAAATTTAATGCGTTACTTGTGCCGCTTAATTACGCCGCCCGGTGGTACCGTACTTGACCCATTCTTAGGCTCTGGAACAACTGGAAAGGCTTCCCTACTGGAGGGATTCAACTTTATTGGCATTGAAATGGAGGAATCGTACCTCGACATCGCCCAGCAAAGAATCCAACAAGTTAGAGAAAACCCAGAGTGAAACAGGGTAAAACACAAGGGGGGTTTACTTACGGGGCCTCCCTGCTATACTAAGAGTAGATGGACCGAACTATGTCAATTGTATACCCTGTCTCCAGATTGTTAGCAAACCCCAAAATCTTCTATGCCATAGCCAACTATCTGGGTGGCCCAGACGGTGACACACTTAAAGAAGCTTTCTACTCGCTTCTGGAGTTTGATTTCACAGATCAAGAGCCCGAAGATTGCGAATTTGAACCTGAGGAAGTCATGTTTGAGTCGGAAAATGACGGAGCCATCTTCACCATCCAGCTTGACACTGGTCTAGAATCTCGCTTAGAGGCCGTACAGGATGAAGTCAGGGCTGAAATAACCACTGATGAGGATCTGGCTAAGACCTCTGCCATTTACAGGGAATTAGTAATAGCCATCGAAGAGGCTGACCCCGATTTAGAAGGTGACATTGCCTTGTGTTCTCCGCCAACACCGGGTAATTCATTTTTGTTATCTTCTGAAGGCAAACATTTTATGGGTGATTTTCACCTATTATCAGACCCTGAAAAGAAATTCAGCTTTATAATCCGGCCATCAGATACAACTGAACCCGGAGAACCAGAAAACAAACTAAAAGCAACCATCAAACCAATTTAACGTGAACGATTCGATCCTCAAATTAAAAACCAGCGTTCTCTCCAGTATTCGCAGTGTTGAAAAAGACTTTAATGCTCGCACCCAACTAGATAATAAGACGGCATTATCTCTTGATTATCTAAAAGAAAAAGTTACAAACCTATTCTACGAAGTGGAAGCCTACAAGGCACGGCTAGAAAGAGAAATGGGTAGGGAAAACAAAAAGCTAAAGCTTGATATTGAGGGGTTGATGAGTGAAATTCGTGAACTTAGAAGTGAAAGAGGACTGCCAGACCGGGAAGAAGAGCACGAGCCAGACCTAGAAAAGCAAATCGCAACGTCAATATCAATCTTTGAGACCATCTTAGATTTAATTTGTGGGGATTCTGACGACTATAAGCTAATGTGCTACTCGGTTTTGTTCCCCAGTGTGTATGAACGCATCAATGAGTGCCGCCCTGAGTACCTATTTGGTGTGCTCCCTGAAGCTACCATGGATGTCATAAACGACGGTAAAAAAGAACTTGAGTCAATCCGTAAAGATTGTGATACTTACTTGACTGACGAAACTGCATGGGAGTATTATATCGATAGGGTAAGCAATTGGTGGAAGAGGGACGCCCTTATTAGACTTTTTGAAGGCAAAGATAAATCATGGGAAATCGATGAGCCATTTTCATTCTTCGAAATGAGAAAGTGGCAGCAGCACCCGGAATGCCGCCCCCATGAATTTTCAAAAATTGATGACGTATTTGACATCTACAAGAGAAATAGAAAGGATGTTTACATAAGTTCAGGTCTTCAGGATTTTGAAGTAAGCTTTCAAAAACTAAACCAATCAATTAATTTCCAACTAGATGCCGACCCAGAGGATACGGAATCAACTTGGGTAAGGGGTAAAATTGAAGAAATCGAAAGAGAGGAAGAATGGTACCACTTACAGTAGTAATGGCAAAAGCCGTAGCTGACATTATTGGGGAGGAGTCAGTAAGTGAATACGGCAACATCATAGCCAAGCCTTACATGGGGTGGAGCAACATTTACTCTGCTTACTTCTTAGGCACATCAGGCAATGGCCCCAGTGACACTTTAGGCAGGCCCGTAACTTTCAGCTATTACGTCCATAGTTGGCTAGGAAACCAACCACGATGGGCGCAGCCTTCAAAACGTATATTTGGCAATGGTTTTAGTGCGATTCTTTCCCCAGTTGCCGACAGCCTCGTACCACCACCTTTGGACTCCGTGTCCTAATGGCTAAATAGTCAAATAGCCCACAGTCAAATAGCCCACAGTCAATCAACCTAACGCCGATGAAAACTACTGCCCTTGGCTACCCGGTCTTGTCCGATGACTTGCACCTAAAGATTTTTGGATCTGACTATAGGCCCGAAATGAATAGCAAGCAAAAGGACCAGGCCGTTTCCCTTTTGAGGAAATTTGGGATTGAGGCCCCCGTTGATTATCCCGAAAGCATCTATGATGGGCCAGTCCCCCTGCCTAACCTAAAGGCTAACAATATCCGCGACCACTTTGAAAAGATTGCAGAAAATCAAGTTGGACGCTATAAGGAACTAGGCAATAAATTTGCCAAATGTGCCCTACCAAAGATCCCGTCAATCAACGATTTAGTATTTCAACCGGGGTGGACACGGTATGAGCTTATCGGGGATGGCCCCAACAAGCAATGGCAAACTAGAAAAGTACCC